GCAAGCACTATCACTAGTGTTATGAAACCTAAAAAGATCGGCCAAAGTTTCATTAATTGTGCTGCGAAATCTAAATCCATAATTATCTCCTTTTTAATATATTTATTATACTGCTATTGCACTATTTATTAGTTTGTTTGTAGGTTCAGTATTATCAGTATTTAAATCACCTGTTATAACTGATTCTGATTTAGAGAAGTTATTTGCCCCTTGATTAACAACATTAACAGCAGCAATCGAAGCCTTATCGTTTTCTCTCTCCATCTTCATCTTTTCTAATTCAAGTATTGTTTCCATAAACTTTTGAAGTTTTTGATTCATAGGTGATTCTTTTGTTTCAATACTATTATCTTCTAAAGCAGCGTCACTTGTTATACCTTGTGATATAGTTGCCATAGATGATGTATAATTTCTTGCTCTTGCCATGTTGCCTTCTTTTGTTGCTCGTTCTTGAGCATAAAAAGATTCAGCTGCGTTTGCGTCACCTTCTTCATTTGGTAAATTACTTGCTAATTCTGCACCACCAACATTTTCCATTGTACTTTGACTATCACCAGAAGACATGATTTCACTATAAACTCTTTGATACGCTTCTGCAGGACTTTCACCCCCAGGAGCAAGTGCTGACAATGCAGCTGCGGCCCCTTTTGCAATTGCTTTTATAACTCTTACCATACCTGAAGTGAAACTACTAAAAGCATTCTTTATCATATCTTTGAAAGAAAATGATTCTAAATCTTCTTTGAATGACTCAAATCCTAATAGACCTGCAATCCATCCTACTAAATTTTTAATTAATGTTGCTGGTAATGTAATCAATGTCAACATAGCGTCTGATAGACCTGCTAGAACTGCCGTGAACATACTATCACCATTTTCAAGTGATGTTTTAAATGTATCAAATCCTGATTTTAAACTATAAAATACTGCTGCTACAGCAGCTGCGATTGCAATGATAGGTAGTAAAGGTGCAATGATCGGTGTTAAACTTGTCATCATTGACATCATTCCTACTCTTATCAACATGAATGCTTTACCTACGCCGTTGAATAATTTTGTCATTCCACCACCTAGTGATTTCAATGCCCCTTGAGCACCTAATAATAATTTTTGAGAAGCAATATTAATTCCTCTGAATACAAATCCTACACCTTTCCACAATGCACCTGGCAATGATTTAATTGCATTTTTCATAGCAGGTATCATTGTTCTCAACATTAAAATTCTCATTTTTCTATATTGATTAAATAATAATGTATTTACACCTGTTAGTCTACCTAAACCTAATGCTGCTTTTCCTACTGCTGCTATAAGACCTCTAAATTTAAATGCTGCTATTAATCCTAAGAATGCCGCAAAAGTATTTGCATTAGGATTTTCTGTGTCACCAAAAACTTTATCTCTTACAAACTGAAATGCTGTTACCAGTTTCTCTATAATTTTTGTAATTGTTTCTTCCATTTGTGAAAATAAGAATAGAGCACCTATTAATAATGCTGCCCCTAATTTCTCACCAATACTGACTTCACCAAAGGCGTCTGATAGAGAACTAAATTGTTCTTTTAGAACATCTAACATACCTTTCTTATCACCTTCTTCTTTTCCGTCACCTTCTAAACCTTTTAAAGGATCTTCTCTAGCATCCGCTTCTTCGAGATCAAGTGACTTTTTAGCAAAGGTTACTAGATTAACTAAACTCTTATCAATACCTGCAAAGAACTCCGACATTTGTTGTATAGGTGATGTAACCTCTATCTTGCCTATTACTTTGTCACCTTGACCTGCTGTCACAGGAACCATTGCTGTTCCTTGAGAGTCAAATGAGTATGATACTGATGGTAATGTTAATGCTCCTAATGCCATATTATCCTATTTGATTATTCTTTGTTGATTTTACTACTTTTTCGTTTCTACTTACTGTTTCAACGCCTTTGCCTGTCGAGTTTACATACAAACCAAACCATGCTGCCCCAGCACCCACTACAACAGATACAAGACCTGCCTGTGCATTGTTGGGTTCAGGTAGTGACATAAACCAATTTGCTACATTATAGAACATATAGATGTAAACTGATATGAATACTCTAGGGAATATTCTTAACTTATCGAACCAGTATGGGAACATCTCCCAAAAACTTATCTTGCCATCGTTATTAAAATCCATGTTATTATCCTTTTTGATTCTGTTGTCTTCTTTTTTCTTTTTCGTTCTCTTCCTTAATATATGTGACTAACATATCTACATATATTTCCCTTTCCCAAGGTAGCATATTCTCTAAATCTGTGAGAGTATATTTATGATGTTGCATTAGAGAGAAATTAGTACTATAATAATTCTCTAAACTATCATGTGAAAGGGCTACCCGAAAAAATCGTTTAGTCCGTTCAACATTATTTTACTCTCTTTTTTAGTCTTCGGATTCTTTAATGTAATCTCGTGTTTCAATTTAGGCATAGTTTCAAAAAAGTGTTGTACATCTTTAAATTGTTTAGTATTCAATGATTCAATAAAATCCGTAACCTCTTTTTTAGTCTGATCTTTTGTATCATAAACTTTCTCACCTTTTTTCTCAAAGATTTGTAAAATACAAGAACCTATAACATCTAACATATTGTCAGGTGTGATATCTCTAATACCTGTTTCACTAAAAGAATCAATAGTAGGATACTTCATAATCATACCCATATCATTACCTAGATCAATCTTATTAGTATGGTTATCGCCCACTTGAACTTTAACCTCATTTAAGTCTAATTCTACATCAGCATAAGTCTTTTTATCATCTGGGCATAGTAGTTTCAGTTTAGAAACTTCGCCAACAGACTTTGATCTTATCTGTAAGAATATATATTCAACATCAAACATAGGCATATCGTCTATTTTAACTTTGTTGAAAGTACATTCTAATACAATATCCTTAACGGCCTGAGTAATGTCAGCACTTGACTTACTTTCCATTGCCATCATTAATATTTTTTCTTCTTTAACCAAGAACGGACGAAACTTTATTTTCTCGTCTGTTGATGGTATTTCCAACTCATATGTTGGAGTTGTCAGTTTAGGTAGCGCCATAATTTATCCTCCTTTATTATATAAAATTATGTAAATGGTGGGAAAACTTTCCCCTTAAATATTCTTCCTATCGGGTTCAATACTGTTCGCCCTTGTTGGAATATGTCTTTTCCTGCTCTTTGTAGAGAAGGAGGTAGTTTACCAAATAGTCCTGGTGTTCTTGCCTTAACGTTAGCTGCTGTCTGCATTGCATGACCAAACTCTAGTCCTCTTGCACTTTCTTGACCCATATTAAACCATTGTTTGTATGAGAACTCAATAGTTATCTTGTTAGCAGCATTAGTAGAAGAATAACTATAATCTAGTGTACCTATTTTTTCAGGATATACATCAACTGCTTCAATAGCATAAGTCGGCATATCTCTATCTTGTTCACTATCTGCACCTAATTGGTATATATGCATTTTACCAATGTAATTGTTATAATAGTTTGCCTTATGTGATATTGTATTTACTGCAAGTTTTTGCCATTGTTCAAAGAATTGTCTTTCTCTCAAATATTTATCTGCATAAAAAGTAGCAACTATATTACCAGCAAATTGATGACCTGTAACCATATTTCTAGTAGGTTCTGATCCATACTGTATCTCTTGTGTTGTTAAATCTACACCAGGCATTGTGACTGAATCACAATGTATATTAAGTTGTCTACCAATAGTTTGATTTAGTGAATTCATTACACCACCATCAACTAATCCTGCAACTTGACCAGTGCCATTGTACATTTCATTATCATAAGTCACACCGTCTGCATTTGTAGTTTCATTTTGATTAGCAATTAATTGATGTAAATTACTAGGTGGAAATATTCTTACTGCAAATCTTGAAGGTCTTGAATAACCCTCTGCTGAAGCCATCGCTGCTCTGAAACGACCAATAGTGTTTTCAGGATTAGCTTGCATTTTAAATCTAGGATCTCTATCTGTTTTATGATAAGCACTAGACTTAAAGTCACCTCTTCCTATACCACCTCGTATATCAAACGGACCTATTCTTTTACCTGCTCTAAAAATTGCCATTAGTACGGACTTCCTTTTTTAAATCTTGCAACAGGTAGAAATATTGCAATCGCCATTTCATCTGCTGTGATGTTCAAAAATGATGTTCTTACATGATTGAACAAATAATGTTTTGCTGTCTTCTTCATAAAAGTATTGTTTCGCCAATTAATATTGTATCTTGTACTTTTATCAAATTTTTTATTACTAGCTGTTCCTGCTAAACTTCTCAAAAATCGCACTCTCGCAAGAGGTGGTAGATAATGAAAGTTTAATCCTATAAAACCACCTTTTGCTGGTTCTAAAGGAAATATTAATGGAAAAGTATCATAGTAAGGTAGTCTATCTTTATGTTTAGGGTCATAACCAAAAAGATTCATAACACCATACTTAGGTCTTAATGTAGCTTTACCTTTTCTAATTAAACTTCTTGCACCAGGTGTTGTCATATCTGATACTTTTTTTCTGTACCAGTTGTATGATTTAGGACCTGTTGTAGTGTCTAATATCTTATCAAATACCGTTGCCATACTACTATTTATATCATTTAATTGAGTATATCTTAACCTTATTTGTTTTACCCTTGACGGTTACACTACCTAATTTATACATTCTTTTATGTAATTCTTCTGCATTTTTATATGTGTCTTCACCTATTACAATCGTTGTATTAAACTCTTTACTTTGACCTTCTAATCTACTTGCTAGATTTACTGCGTCACCTAATACAGAATAGTCAAATCTTTGTTCACTTCCCATATTACCTACGACTGCCGTACCACTATTGATACCGATACCTATGTTGAAACCTAAGTCTAACTTCTTCATTCTTTCTCTCATAGTTTTTGCAACAAGTATTGCTTTCTTTTGATGATCGGCACAGTCTAGTGGTGCATTCCAGAACGCCATAATACAATCGCCCATGTACTTATCTATTGTACCACCTGATTTTAATATGATATCTGTCATGGGAGTTAGAAATGAATTGATAAGTTTTGTTAATCCTTGTGGATCTGATTTATACTTTTCTGAAATAGGAGTAAACCCTCTTATGTCACAAAATAGAAAAGTCAACTCTCTTGTTTCACCACCTAGTTTCAATAGACTAGGATCATCTTGTAGTTTCTTGACCA